GTCCAGCTTGTCGGAGGCGAATGCGGCGTAGGCGGCCAGCGTGTCGGCGTCGTATGCGTCGAGGGCTTCGTGCACCTGCTCTGCCTCGGAAACGCTGTCATCCGGGCACGGCTGTTCGCGGCGCCCTATGGGTCCGTAGTGGGTCATCAGATTCTGCGCGAGAAACCCCGGCATTCATGCCGGGTAGGGATAGCGCGGCACGCTCAGCGTGCCCCTGTTCTCGCTGCCTCCTGCTGAGGTTGGGCGCTATCGAGGGTTGGGTTCTGCGCGTAGGCGTAGCCATCAGCGCGCTGGATCAGGATGCAGTGGCGGTGGGAGATTCCCTGTACCACACCTGCCGGGGTCTGGATGTTGAAGCTGCCGCTCTGGCGCACCGCGACACGGCCCCGGTGGATGCCGGCCTTCTTGCCGCCCGGCACCGAGGCCTTGACCTGATCGCCGGTCTGGAAGCCGAAGTGGCGCTTCTGCCGGGTCAGGTAGCCGCGTGGGAAACCGTGCGCGGTGAGGCGCGTGCGCTGGTACTCGCCACGCCCCGTGGCCTTGATCGACAGCGTGGGCCGTTGCCAGCCGGACACCGCCTCCACCTCGCCGACGCACACCGCATCGAGCGCATGGGTTTTCGGGATGCCCAGCCGGCTACGGTTGTACTTGGTCTGTGCCCCGCTGCCGGTCGCTACCGGCAGGCCGGTATTCAGCAGGGCGGAAAACAGCGCGTTGCGCGTGGCATTTACTGCCGCCGCATCGTGCAGCGGGGTCTTGGCCCTGGCCGTGATCCGGGCCAGCAGCTCGGGCTGGTCCTTCAGGAACGCCTCAATCGGACGATTCCCTTTGCGCTGATTGCATGGCCGGCAGGCCAGGGTCAGGTTGCTCACCCGGTCACTGCCGCCGTTGCTGCGGGGGATGATGTGCTCGATCTCCAGCGGGACGTTTTCCGCCGCGCAGTAGGCGCAGCGGCGTGACCACTTCTCCAGCAGGTACTCGCGCACGGTGTAGCCGGCCAGTTCGCCCTGCTGGTACTCCAGCCCGCTGATCTCCGGGCTCTGCATCGCCTGCGGGTCAAACTTCACCCGCTCGACGGCCAGGGCGGTGATCGGTGCCCAGCGGCGAATGCGGGCGACCCAGCTCAGCGTGGTATCCAGCCGATGGCGCAGGCTGGGTGCCAGCCAGCCGGCTGGCCGGGTGCGGTTGTTGAAGCGCGGGGCGCGATGGCGCAGGTTCTGGCTGCGGCGGCGGCGGCGGAAGCCCGCTCGCTGCTCCAGCGCCTTGCGGATGGCCGCGCCCCGGTGAACCAGCTCCAGCAGCGACAGCACCGATACCCGCTTCTGGCGCTCGCGCACCAGGGCCATGCCGGTGAAGCGGCTGCCCGGATCGAGCTTGAGCGTCAGCGGCTGCACGGCACTGTCGGCCAGCCGGCGATCCACCAGACGGATTACCAGCGGCGCAAGCCGGTGGACGCGGGCACGTCCGCGCTCCAGCAGTAGCCGGGCGCGCTTCTCGCTGCACGGCATCAGCGGTTTTCCAGTCTTGTCCAGCACATAGACCGCCATGAGCGATCCTCCGGTTTGTTCGTGCCCTTACGGGCCTGGTGACGGAGGGCTTGCGCCCTCGCTCCCCTCGGGAAGGTGTGCAACCGGCTCCCGCTTGCGCGGCGACCGGAACCTTCGGCGCTTTACCTTTCGCCAGCATGATCCCGGCCTTCCAGTGCCCGGAACTGAGGAAGCATTCCGTGGTGGGTCGGTTCGACCTGTTGCACACGCAGCCGGCTGGTTACGGCTTTCCCTGGTCAACCCAGCCTGCTATCCGCAAGCTCCGGCCTTCAGGCCGTGGTAGTTGACGGTGGATACCTCGGTTGCCCGGATGGGCGGGGGAATGAATGCCTGCTACCGATACCCGGCAGGCTCTGGGCAGGAGTCGTCTTCCGTGACGCCGGATCGGCTCCAGCTGTTTGTTCATGGCGCTACCAGCACCGCGCGCCGTACGGTTATCGCAGACCTGGGGGTCTGGCCTGGCTGGTTCAGGAGGGGGGTTAGGCGCACGAGGCCGCGTCTTGCTCTGCTTGGTCAGCAAGCTGCTCAATGCGTCGTAGCGATTCGGCTCGCAGGGATGCCATGTCTGCATCGTCCAGCGCGGGCATACAGACAAAATTGATTCCTGCTCGGACAAGAACGTTTGCGGTCTGAGCAGCCTTGCGAAGCTCTGCTGGGTTGGCTCTTAACATCACTTATCTCCTTTCCAATTCCTTCTCCACCAATCCCACATGTACAGCGCTGCGAGGAAGGCGCAGAGGATCAGGACTTCGGGGCCGGTTAGCATGGCGTGCCGCGGGCCTTGGCGATGGCTTCAGTGCGTTGTCTAGGCATGCTCCCGAGGTGCAGTAGTGCCTCGTCGTAGCGTCCCGCTTCTACGCACTCATAGGCGATGCGCATCTGTGCGTTGGTAGCCTCCAGCGCTTCCAGCAGGTCAGGCGCCGCAGCGATCAGGCGGGCGTTGGCGATCGCTTCGTCATCGTCTAAGTAAATCTCCGGCACCACCAGGGTTCCGCTCTTGCCTTCCGGCTCGTGGATTACCCAACGTTCCTCTTTGTCGATGATCCAAGGCCCCGGCGTATGTCCGTTGCTCATCTCATCCTCCTATGTGCTGATGGGTGCGCATATGCGCGCAGTAGTCTTGCTCTGCTTCGCCCCGGCCAGCTCGAACTGCTGCCCCTGGAACGCTTGCGACATAACCGGCTGGGCCTTCAGGGTTGAATCGCCCAATTGCCCTGGCCGCATCGCTTGGGTGTGTTGTTCCGCATGATTCGCAAACGCTGCCCATTCGAGCTGCCTCTAGAAAAATCGGAAATTCCGAATTTGTGCTGATTGGTGCCCGCTGCAGCCTGTCGCCAAGCTGCGGGGGTGGGGTTAGGCGGGAATCAGTCGTCAACGTTGCTTAGCTTCTCGACGGTGATTCGGTAAGTCGGCTCGCCGTTGCAGGTCACGATTACCGGCTCTTTATTGCTCAACACGTGCTTGGCAACAGCAGCGCAAGCTTCGCCAGTTACGTCTGTTTTGTTGCTCAGCCAGGTGCGGCCGTCATTCCCGACTCCACCGCAAAAGATGCGATTGGTCAGCGGGGAGGGCGCTACGTGAAGATTTGCCATTTGCGTTCTCCGGTTTTCTTCCAGCTGGCCACTCTTGCGAATGGCCAGAAGTGAATGTTCCGTTTGAACTACCAAGGATTCCTTGACAGTTCATTCTCCGTTGCGCGCTATGCCGAGTCGTCTCAGGCCCTGGTCAGCTACTGGCGTCTTCCAGGGAGGCGGTTGCGCAACTTCGCGTGGCTGCATGTGGAGCCACGGCCAGTTCCAGAGCTGGCATGGGGCGGAAAACTTGTTACTCGCGCTGTGCCCGGTTGGGGATTCCGCCGCGAGGGTTCTGAAGTTTTAAAGAGCGTGGGCTTTTCAGGCCCTGACGCGGTGCTGCTGCGTCGATGGGTGTAATTTAGAGAACTAAACAAAAGGCGTCAACCTATTTTTAAAGAAAACTTAACACCGTGCAGAAAAGAAGCCCGCTCAGTGGCGGGCCGCAGGTCGATCAGGAATCAGCAGGTCGTGGGAAAACGTGCAGGTCGGCAGCGCTTGCCGCTGTGCCAGGCCATGCCGGCGGCACCTTGGTTGAGTAAGTGAATCGCGTATTATCTTTCTATGCCATCACTTCTGCGGGGAAAGATGCATGAATACTTCTGAACTGAAATGGGTACTTTCTTCAAGCCGAAAGCCAGATGACTACCAAGAGTGCCTGGTTTACAGCCCTTGCGAAGGGTTTCAGATTGCCACCTGGAAAGTGCTGGATGATGACGGGGAGTTCTATGCTCACGCTCAGCCTGAGCCGCTGGCGTCCGAGCAGGCCAGCGTGTGGGCGGCGCTGCCTCTGATGGACGCCATAGGCTTCGGATAACAGCCGCCTCAGCTATCGCCCCTGATATCCCTGATCATGCGCCCTAGACCTGCGGCATCACTCTCAAGCAGAGCAACAACCTCAAGGTTATCGGCAGCAAAAAAACGATCCCCGGCGTCGGCAATCAGCATCGCCTGCTCAATCTTTCCTGGAAGCTCATCGACCAACTTTGCCCAGAAGGAAAGGTCTTTCGGTCGAAGCGACACAATGCCGTCCTCGCTTAGCCCGCGAAGCTCCTCAAGCCGGGGCACGATGTGCACGTCCAAAATATCCCTTATTCGGTGGCTGAAGTAATCTAAGCCCCGAATCGTTCCGACCACCTCCTCACGTACAGCGGGCCCGCCTTTCTTGCCTGCGGTCGCGTAGAATGCTGCAGCCTCGGCTCCTCGAAGCTGCACTACGCGCGTGATGTTCGGGGCTTTTCGGCGCGCGCGATCCGTTAGCGCTTGAAGTGTTTTAGGTGAAACGGCACCCCGGAAGCGGCTGCGCAGTTCAAGCTGAGCTTGATCTCGCTGCTGCAGATCCAATATCCCCCGCACAATGCCCGGAATTTCTCCCTGGATACCCAGGACCCGCTTTATTCTTAGCTTGCGCTGGTACAGAGCGTCATGGCGGCGCATTTCAGCTTGGAAGTCTGCGTGGAAATGCTTTTTCCCGCAGTCCTTTCCGATATTTGTCTCAATACCTTCGCCAGTGGTTATGAGGTAGCCATGCCAGTGAGGGCTGCCGCAGTCGCCAATTCCGCACTTAATCTTCGGGCCGGTAAGGTGATAAGGCGCAACGATACTTCCGAACTGGTGCTGCCCGTTCGGGGCAAAATAAAGGCCGGCTCTATAGGATGGGCGCGCTTGAATGTCGGCGGCGCTTGCCAGGTCTGGAATGCTTTCCTGATCCGATTGTTCGTACCGCACTGTCATCTGCCTCGCCCCCTAGTAATCCACCCCTCACATCGCCCGGCCATGCCCTAGAGCCCGGTTATCTTCGCGTCCACCACGCGCCCAATCAGCCGCCACTCGTCGTCCATCTCAACCTGGTTGAACGCTGGGTTAAGCGGCACAAGGTAGGCAGTTCCCGCGTCGCGCACGTACTGCTTGAAGGTGGTTTCGCCGTCGCGATGCTTGGCGATGTAGAACTTGCCGCTGATCACGTCGAAGCCTTCAGGGCGCACAAGGATCGGGGTGCCTGGCGGAAAGCTTGGCGGCGTCTCCGAGGTCATCGACCTACCCTTTACCCTGAGCCAATAGCCATGTTCGCCAGCGTTCTCGGTTGACTCCAGCATCTCCTCGCCGTCGCCTGGGTAGTAGTTATCCGGCGACTCTGCTCGCTCGCCAGCGGCCACCCAGCTGATAAGAGGGTAAGCACGCGGGGCGCGACGTGGCTGCAATGCGGGGGCGACGTTTGAGTGCTCGGCATTGCTTGCGTCGTCCATGTCCAGCCACGGCTTTTCCAGGCTCAGGCCTTCAGGAACTGGCTGGCCCTCTCCCGTAGCAAGCCATCTTGCAGAGCATCGAAGGGCCTTAGCGAGGGCCATCAGGTTTTCGCCGCTGAGTTTGTTAGTGCCGCTTTTCCAGAAGGTGATCGTCGTCTTGGAGACCTTGACGCGCTTGGCTAACTCGGTCTGAGTCATGCCAGTTTCCTTCAGGCGCTGAGCCAGTCTGTCTTTGAATTCCATATTTAGGATTCTAAAGCTTTCCAGTGTTTAGATTCCTTGCCTTTCGCTGTTAAGAGTCCTAAACTGACCGCACATTTAGCGGAGAGCTGAGATGACATTCGACGAAGCGTTGGCGTTCTTTGGCTCTGGTCGAGCCATCGGTGATGCGCTTGGTGTCAGCAGCGGCCGAGTTTCCCAGTGCCGCGCTGCAGGCGGGTTTTCCTACCCGATGCAGTGCGTTCTCGAGAAAGAGTCTCGCCGGAAGTTGATCGCCAAGCGTGAAGACGAGCCCGGTAATCAAGCGGCGGTTGCATAAGCGACATCCCTGTCAGTGGTTTCCATGGTTGTAAGTGTCGCCCCAGCTTGAAAAGGGCGCCACGCGAAAAACACAAGAGGTTCGCGAGATGGAAGTTTTTGAGCGTGCACTGCACGACGAAGTGATCGCAGAAGGCGGTACCGATCTGGCAAAGCGCATGGGCGTCAATCGCACCCGGCTGCTCGACTGCGCAAACCCAAATCGCGAAGAGCACCGCATGAACCTGCAGATGTTCGGCCAGATCCTGGCGCATGTTTCGGAAGAGGGTCGCCAGCGCGTTCTGCAGGCGCTTGTCGGCGAGTTCGGCTTTGAACTGGTAGCCAAGGAGCTGCCGAAGGCAGAACAGCTCACTAGCGCCGTCCTGCGCATGCACTCCGAGGTCGCTGACGTGACCCGCGCCGTCACCGCAGCCCTGGAGGACGGCCATGTATCCCAAACCGAGAAAGCCTTGATCAAGCGCGAGATTGGGGAGGCTCAGCGAAGCCTCAACGTGCTGATCGAGTCGGTAAAGGTCGCCTGATCGACAGGCACAAAAAAGCCACCGGGCAAGGGTGGCTTCTTCAACAACGTTCGAGAGGAACGAGGCACATGTTAGACAACGTTATTCAGATTGGCAACACCCAACGGGGGTTCACCCGGATGGACAACAGCATCATGGAGGCTCTGGCTGCAGTTGATCTGCCGGCTCGTGAGTTCCGCGTCGTGATGGCTATCGCCCGCCAGACCATCGGCTACAACGTCGAGAGCAAGCGTCTCTCTGCTGACGAGATCGGCAAGCTGACCAACATGCGCCGCGATGTCGTATCGAAGGCGATCAGTCACCTGCTCGAGCGCCGGATCATCTTCCGTGTCGGTGGTAGCCGTGGCGAGCTGGGTGTTTCTCCTTCTAACGAATGGTCCTTCTACGAAGAGAAGAAAGCGCGTCTCAGTGAGACCAAATCGTCTCACTCAGCCCAAATCGTCTCACTCGTTACTGATGCGAGTGAGACCAAAACGGCAACTTCCCTTCTTTATACAAAGAAAGAACCCCTAGTAACTGTTCCTTCGGAACAGATTACTGCCCCCCAAGGGGGCGAGCCCGCCCAGGTCGAGAAAGATTCCGGGGTTTCGTTCAACGGCGAGGACTTCCAGGTCAGCTCTGACCTGATCACCAAGTGGGCGAAAGCCTACGCACCGGTTGACGTCGAGACTGAGATCGTTCGCGCCGCCGCCTGGGCTTCCGCTAATCGCCCGAAGAAGGACTGGCGCCGCTTCCTGGTCAAGTGGCTCGGCAACGCTCACCGCAAGGCAGCCGGTACCGTCAACGAGGCCGGCGTGCCTGTAGACCAGATCATCGACCTGTACCACCGCGTTTGCCCGAACCTGCCGGCCGTCACCGTGAAGACCGACAAGGCCCTTCGCAGCATGATCGTCGAGCGCTGGAACGAGGCTGAGGCGCACAAGAGCGGCAAGGGCTTCTGGCTCCCGTTCTTCGAGAAGGCCAACAACCGCAGCCAGGTTTTCTACCGTGGCCAGAACGTCGTCCCCCGCTTGGAGGCTCTGGTAAGCCGCGCCGTCTTCCGTGAAATCTCGGAGGCGCAGCAATGATCGAACTTCACAGCCTCGAGGCTGAGCATGGCGTGATCGGCGCAATGCTCAAGCAGCCGCACTTGATCGACGTCCTCAGCGATGACCTGTCGCCCGAAGCGTTTGCCTACGCCGACAACGCCGACCTGTACCGCCTGATCATGGAGCTGCACAACGACGGCCAGCCGGTGGACGCCATCACTCTTGGCGACCGCATGGCTGAGCTGCCAAGCGGCACACGGACCACCGCCTATGCCGGCGAGATTCAGTTCAACACCCCGTCCGCTGCCAACGCGAAGACCTACGCGAAGATCATTCGTGACCGCGCCGTGGCTCGCCAGATCGTCGCCGCCGCCGAGCGCATCCACGAGATCGCTCACGACCAAGCGACCGTCGAGGACAAGATCGCGCAGGTGCAGTCGACCATCCTGGCCCTCGGTACTGATGGCGGCGACGCCGAATGCCAGAGCATGGCCGATATGTGGGCGGAGCACATCGAAGTGCTGCAGGTGCGCCTGGATCGTTTCGCCAAGGGCGAAGCAATGGACGGGCTTGGGACTGGTATCCCTGACCTCGACAAGTACACCCAGGGCATGAAGCCGGGCCAGATGATCGTCGTTGCTGGCCGTCCTGCCATGGGCAAAACCACCCTGGCCATGAACATCGCGGCAGACGTCGGAATCAACCAGCGCAAGCCGGTTGCCGTCATCAGCCTGGAGATGAGCAAGACCCAGCTGATGGATCGCCTGCTCGCGGCGGTCGGAGGCATCCCGCTGCCATCCCTGAAGACCGGCGAGTGCAGCAGCGACTACAGCACCGAGCTGGCGGCTGCCGGCCTGAAGCTGAGCCGGTCTCCAATCGTCGTATCTGACGTGCCGGTCATGACCATGGCGCGCATCCGCTCCATCGTCCGCCGCCAGAAGCATCGTATGGGCGGCATGGGTCTCGTGGTCATCGACTACTTGGGCCTGGTCGAGGGTGAGGGCGCTGGCCGGACTGAAGACGTAACGGTGATGTCGCGCCAGATCAAGCTGCTGGCCCGCGAGATGGAATGCCCGGTAATCGTCCTGTCCCAGCTCAATCGCGGCTGCGAGTCCCGCCCAGACAAGCGCCCGGTTCTTTCCGACCTGCGCGAATCCGGCGCCATCGAGCAGGACGCCGACATCGTGATGTTCGTTTACCGGGATGAGGTTTATCACCCGAACACCCAGGACAAGGGCATCGGCGAAATCCTGATCCGCAAGAACCGTGACGGCGAGATCGGAACTGTACCGACCGCCTTCCAGGGCGATAAGTCTCGCTTTGTCCCGCTCGCCGCGCACGCCCGCAGCGGCAATGTCATCGAGGTGAACTTCTGATGAGCCAGTACGCAGAGATTCGGCGGCTTGCCGAGCAGGAAATCGCACTTCGTGGTGGGGCTGACGAGAACGCCCGCACCGAGTGGTGCAAGGCAGTTAAGGCGCTGCGCAAGGCCGTGCCGGACTGGTCGGCTGTCGTGGTTGAGCTGGTGAACGAATTGGATCGCGTCGTCTGTGCTGACGGAAGCACCCAGCGCGGCGTAGGAGCACGGAAATGAGCGAGGTACGCCTGATGCTCGGCGACTGCCTGGAGCGGATGAAGGAAATCGAGGCCGGTACCGTCGATCTGATCCTGGCCGACCTCCCGTACGGCACAACCCAATGCGCCTGGGATGAAGTGATACCGATGACTGCGCTGTGGGAGCAGTACCTGCGGGTCGCCAAGCCGGAGGCTGCAATCGTCCTGACGGCAGCACAGCCGTTCACATCCATGCTCGTGATGAGCCGGCCGGACCTGTTCCGCTACGAGTGGATCTGGGAGAAGGGAAACGCCACCGGCTTCCTGAACGCCAAGAAGCAGCCAATGCGGGCGCACGAGTCGGCGTTGGTCTTCTACCGCAAGCAGCCAACCTACAACCCGCAGATGACTGCCGGGCACGAGCGCAAGACTGCAAGCCGAAAGACCGTCAACTCCGAGTGCTACGGCAAGGCCATCAGCCTGACAAATTACGACTCGACAGAACGGTACCCGCGCAGCGTCCAGTTCTTCTCGAGCGACAAGCAGTCCGGCAACTACCACCCGACGCAGAAGCCTGTTGCGCTGATGGAATACCTGATCCGCACCTACGCGGTACCGGGCATGACCGTTCTGGATAACACCATGGGCAGCGGCACCACCGGAGTTGCCGCGCTGCGGTGTGGCTGCAACTTCATCGGCATCGAGCTTGACCCTTTCCATTTTGAAACTGGAACCGCGCGCATCGACGAAGAAGCAATTCGCCTAGCGACTCCGGTGCCGCAATTTGACCTGTTCGCCGAGGTGGCAAATGTCTGACTTCATGGAAATCACCGAAGCCTTCCACCAGGCCCGCACAGCTCCCGATGTAACAGACCGGGCCTCCGGTTTAGAGGAGGCAGATCGTATAGGTGGCGTGGCGCTGGTACAGGCCAGGCTGCAGGGGCAGGGCGCTGAGGAATGCGAGGAGTGCGGCATTGAGATTCCGGCAGCTCGCCGTCGTGCTGCGCCTTGGGCGGTGTGCTGCGTGGACTGCCAGGGGCTGCGCGAGGGTCGCCGCGATGGCTGAGAAGATCCGCGTCAACGGCCTGGGCGAGCTATCCGCTGTGACAGCCGCCATTCGCGCCAAGGGCTTCCCCTGCAACGTCAGCATCACCGGGGCGGGCCGCAGCCTGCCTCAGAACTCCCTGTTCCATAAGTGGTGCGCAGAGATCGCGGCGTTCTTCGTCTCGATGGGGAAGACGACCTTTGCCACAGGCGCCGCCATGAATGAAGTGAACATGAAGCGGAACCTGAAGCAGACCTTCCTCGGCGAGGAGGAGATCGAGGATATCGACCTGCGGACGGGGGAGATCACAAAGCGCTCAGAGCTGCGCCACACCAGTGACCTCGACAAGGGCGAGATGCACGCCTTCATGACCTGCGTCGACAAGTGGGCCATGGAGCACGGCATCTACCTGTCGCACCCTGAGGACAGCGAGTACATGCGGATGCAGCGCGACTTTGGGGAGGCTGCCTGATGCTCCGCCAGCGCTCCCAGCCATTCCGCTCGAGCAAGTGGCTCTCAGCGGTACATAAGATCGAAAACTGCGTGCTCTGCGGCGCCTATGGCGTCCAGGCCGCACACATCAACGAAGGAAAGGGGATGAGCCAGAAGACAGACGACTGCCTCACCGCGGCCATCTGCCAGAGCTGCCACCACGAACTGGACAACGGCAAGAAGTACAGCCGCGACGAGCGCCGGGAAATCCTGCGCAAGGCGGTGCTGGACACCATCGCACAACTCGCCCGCATGGGGCTGATCGACGCAAAGGGGAAGGCAGCGTGACCGACCTACCTCTCGGCCGCGCCTGCCCTGACTGCGGCGAGCCCATGAGCAATATGCCAAGCCTGAACGCCCGCCAATGCGCCACCGGATGCAAAGAGACATTCGCCTGGAACCTGGCGCCCGGCCAGCTCCCCCTGATCGCAAACAACAGAGCCACAAGGAAGCCGCAATGACTGACGCAATCAACCCAACCCATTACACCCGCGGCGCGGTTGAGTGCATCGACGCCATCGAAGCGGCCACCGTGGACAAGCGCGGCATCGAAGCGGCCTGCACCGCGAACATCATCAAGTACCTGTGGCGCTACGAGGCCAAGAACGGCATCGAGGACGTGAAGAAGGCTCGCTGGTACCTGGAGCGCCTGCTCGCGCACCTCGACAAAGCCGAGTTCGGCCAGCAGAACACCATCGACTGCCGCACCGATGCCGAGAAGGCGGAGCTGGCATGAAGCTCTCTCGAATCGACGTGATAGGACAGAACGGCAATGGCGGCGAGCACTACGACGGCGTTGGCCGGGAATGGCTCATTCAATCTGGCCTGCTGCCCTCCATCGGAGCGGATGAAGATCGAGGCACAGAAGCACGGCTATCTGATCCTGCACAAGCTCAAGGGCATGACCGGGCCAGCACGGCAGGCGAGGGGGCGCGAACTGATGGATCGTGTTCCCGAGACTGTGCGACCTGCGGTTGCCGAGTGGCTGAAGGCGAGGGCAGGTAAATGATCATCGGAATCGACCCTGGCTGCACTGGCGCCATCGTAGTGATGACCGAGAGCCGCAACTACGTGGCTCACCTCAACATGCCGACCATCAAGGTAGGCACGAAGAGTCGCGTGAACGGCGCCGCGGTGGCTGCATTCCTGCGGGAGACGATCGGCGAGTTCACCGCTCACGCCTATCTTGAGGCGGTTGGCGCCATGCCGGGCCAGGGCGTTTCCTCGATGTTCACCTTTGGCCATGCCGCTGGCGTGGTCGAGGGAATCCTGCAAGGAGCGTGCATCCCGTACACATTGGTCACCCCGCAATCATGGAAGAAAAGAGCGGGCCTCATTGGGGCCGACAAGGATGCCGCACGCTCCCGCGCAATCCAGCTCTACCCGGACCTCCGCATTCTCGACCTGAAAGGGAAGGGGCAAGCGGTGGCCGACGCCATTTTGATCGCCCGGTTTGGGGCTAAAGGGGAGGCAGCCTAATGGCCGCACGCAAGCACGACGACGAGACAATCAAGGCCGCGCTGGCTGGCCGCACTGTGGCAGAGGCTGCGCAGATCCTTGGGCTGCACGAGCGCAACGTATACACCCACAAGGCGCGTCTGGCTCGTCAGGGGTGGAGCCCGGAGCACGACATGGTGAAGACGGTGCCGGATGGCTTCCATCTCAAGGGCACGTCGACGCTGTACGGCAAGGACGGCGAGCAGAAGCTGCAGTGGGTCAAGTCCAACATCGACCACGAGCGTCAGGCCGAGCTGATGAAGGAGGCGGTCAAGGCTCTTGCCCTGGACATCAAGCCGGCCAAGGCGCTGCCGGCACCTCTGCACACCCTTGCGCACCTGCTCAACTGCTACGTCATCACCGACTACCACCTCGGCATGAATGCCTGGGCAGAGGAGACGGGCGCGGCATGGGACATGAAAATCGCCGAGGACACGCTGGTAGGTTGGTTCGGCGCGGCGATCGCCCAGGCGCCGGACTCACATACCGGCGTATTCGCCCAGCTTGGGGATCTGCTGCATTGGGATGGTATCCAGGCGGTCACCCCGACATCCGGCCACGTCCTCGACGCCGACACTCGCTTCCAGAAGCTGGTCCGCGTGGCAATCAGCGTCATCCGCCGCGTAACGGCCATGCTGCTGCAGAAGCACGATCGCGTCGTTCTCCTGATGGCTGAGGGCAACCACGACCTAGCATCGAGCGCCTGGCTGCGTGAACTGTTCGCCGCCCTGTATGCGGACGAGCCGCGCATCGAGGTCATCACCCGCCCGGACCCGTATTACTGCATCGAGCATGGCCGCACGTCGCTGTTCTTCCACCACGGCCACAAGAAGCGGATGGACTCCCTTGAGACGGTGTTCATCGCCAAGTTCCGCGAGGTCTTCGGCCGTACCAGGCACAGCTATGCGCACACCGGCCACCTGCACCACAACGTCCTGCGCGAGACGAACACCATGCAGATCGAGCAGCACCGCACCCTGGCCGCGCCAGACAGTCACGCGAGCCGCGGCGGGTGGATGAGCGGACGTGACGCCAAGGTCATCACCTACCACGCCGAGCACGGCGAAGTGGGCCGCATCATCGTTTCAGCCGACATGCTCAAGGGGGAAGCAGCATGACCTATCGCAACGTGGTTTCCGCAGTAGTACGCGCCCTGGCGAGCGAAGTGATCAACTCGGCTGGTGGCTGTGACTTCCAACCGAAGGTGCAGGCCGCTCGTGTGCCGGGTGCGATCTGCGGCAAGGAAGAGGCGTTCCTGACTGACTGCTGGGTGTTCTCACGCCTGCACACGATGCTGAGCCCTGAGCACTGGCGCGCATTGGTAGCGCAGTATTCGACTCATGCAGACCGCAAGCGCATTGCCATCACTGAGCTGGTCGGCACGATCCAGTCCCCGGCGCCGGTTCGGTTCATCAACTGCTGTGTGGTGACGTGGGCCTATCCGAAGCTTCCGGGCGCAGAAGGAAAACGCTCGACCAATGTGCTGCCGGCCGGGTGGTACAACATGGACAACTGGAGCGATGACCCGGTGCCTGTGAAAACGCAAGAGCGCTGGCGTCGTGACATCCGCAAGGCGCTGAAGCAGGCCGTTGACCAGGCGCTGATCGAGGCGCACGAGATACTGGCTGCTGAGGGGTTGGTGGCAGGCGAGGCGGCGTGAAATAAATTTGCGGAAATGTGTTGACGAGGAACAGCGTTCCGCATAATCTAAACCCATGCCAGCCACAACGGCGAGGCGAAGCCAAGGAGAGACACCATGACCATCACCAAAATCATCATCACCAACGGCAACCCTGAGATCGGCGCAAATGCTACCGAGCAGGATCACGCTGAGTGGCGTAATGCGGCAGAACAAGCGCTGGCAAAGGCATACCCGAACGCTGAAATTGAAATCGGCCGCACCGACAGCATGAACAGCGTGCTCCGCCTGGAAAGCGACGACGAGGATGAAGAAGTTGGGCGCGACAGCCTCGCATATCAAGAAGCCATGCAGATCCTGGAGCGTATGTGGTAAGGCCTGACGCCAGTAATCACAATCCAGACCCGCGCTACCTGCGCGGGCTTCTGGAGCAGGCAGGGCTCAGCCAGCGAAAAGCGGCAGACTTGATCGGCATAACAGACAGAGCCATGCGGTACTACATGAGTGACGAGTCGAGCCCTACATTCCGCCCGGCGCCGTACCCGGTGCAGTTTGCCCTGGAATGTCTCGCGTCATGCAAAGGTAGTTGACACGAATGAACCAATGAGCCATCCTATGCCTATCTTGGTCATTTCACGCGTTGAGATGGCCGAGAGCCGCGAGTCGTCCCGGTCCAATGTCGTTACGGGCGCGGCATACAGCGACACCTGCTGCGAAAGCGTCTGATCAGCGCAAGTAGGAAGTGGTGTGGCCTCAAGGGGGAGAGTCCTCTTGGACAATCCAAGAGCCCTGACTTAGGTCGGGGCTTTTTATTCACATCGAATTCGATGTGTTTGCGCGAACGGCTGATAAGGGCTCGACAACCCGGCGCCCAATTCAATACATCCGCCATGCCTCTGATCATTTTCCTGGCGTCACGCAAATGATCATGCACAAATCGCGCGGATTTTCATTACAAGCCTCGGCCATGTGTCGGGGCTTTCTTGCATCTGGAGTCAGCAATGTTCGGATCACTCCTCAAGGCAGCACTCGCGCCGGTAGATATCGCGGTTGGTGTCGCCGCTGATGTGGTGACCCTGGGCGGCGCAATCACTGACCAGGACAAGCCATACACAGCGCAAGCAGCAGAACGGCTCATGGATAACGTCGAAGACGTGTTCGAGCCTGAATCCAAGCGCTAAACCCTTTCCGGCCCCATGCCTTTGACTGCTTCCTAGCTCCCTGGCGGATAGCGACAGGCATGTGAGGCCGGACCAATCAACTGCCCCATGCGGGATAACCGAGATGCCCAAGATGCCCGAGAAAAGTCCAGAAGTATGGGCTGCGGTCCTCGCATGGCTGCACGCTATTGCGCCGAGCCTGTACGCGTTCTGTCTGTCCGTGACTATCGCCGTGCTGCGAGTCGTGTACGGGGGCGGAACTAAGCGGCAGATGGTGCTCGAGGGCGCCCTGTGTGGATTCGCCACGCTGACCCTGGTCCCGCTGCTCGAGTACTTCGGCCTCCCGCAGAGCATGGCTACGTTCGTCGGCGGTACCTGCGGATTTTTAGGAACGGAAAAGTTAAGAGATATGGCCGATAAAGTTATGGCAAAGAAGGGATATTGAATAAGCGAAGCGGTATAATGACGAAGCCCGGAGTGCGCTAACACTGCCGGGCTTCTAATCACTACCTGATCGGTCGAGGATCACGGCAATGACTGACGCAAGTCTATCAGCGTTTTTGCACATATTCACCCGTAAGCAGGCCATTTCTAACGGCTTCAGGCACTACTTCACTGGCAAGCCGTGCAAGCGGGGGCACTATTCACTCCGAATGGTCAGCGGGAAGTGCCTCGCATGCGAGCCGGTTCATGCGCCGAGCAAGGAGCGCCGGGCTGCCCAGGGAGCGCGCTACTACCTCAAACATAAAGACCGTCTGCTTGAGCAGCAGCGAAACAAGTATAGGGCGAGCAGCGAAGCAAAAAAGGCTTCATCCAATAGGTGGCGGCTTGCTAACCATGAAAGAAAGCGCGAGGCGAACAGAGCCCATTACTTGGCGAACAAAGAGCGCTATCGGAAGCGTGGAGCCGAATGGGCTGAGAACAACCAAGAGCGCATGCGCGAAGCCGCCAAGAAGTGGCGTCAAGAAAATGCAGAGAGGGTCAGAGCGTCGAAGCGCAACAGAAAGGCCCTACTTCGCAAAGCCGAGGGCCTTCACACCGAGGAAGATATTCAGCGGCTTATGGTGCTGCAGAGGTCCAAATGCGCACATTGCTCCCGATCTATCAAAAAAGAACGCCATGTTGATCACGTTATCCCGATTGCGCGTGGCGGCAGCAACTGGCCCGACAACCTCCAGCTTTTATGCCCTCACTGCAATATGAGCAAAGGTGCAAAGGACCCTTATGAGTGGAAGCAAGAGCGCGGAATGCTCCTTTAAAACAGAAAAGCTCCGTGACCTGGCTATCCGCTGGGGGGAGAAGAAGGCGAGCGCATGAAGCAGCAGCCTCCATGGATACACAGGTTCGATGACGGCCGCGGTGTCCGTAAGGTCTTCCTAGATGGGCAAGAGATCAAGATGGCTGTTTTCGCCGACCAGCAGCGCGGCATTGTGGATCGCTATCACCAGCCGCTCACTATCGACAAGCGCAGCCAGTCGTTGATCACTGAGCGCCTGCATGGCTGCGTGGAGGTTGTATGGCCAGCGTGAACATGGTCCTCGGTGTGGCAATGGCTATCGCCCGTGTGGTGTCGCAGCCGAAGGTTACTGGAAATGAATGACGACTACGAAGGCTTCGGCAAAGTCGGGTTCGGCGAGAGCGTGACGAAGGAGTGGACGTGATGGGTCAACTACCAGATATGCAGGGCGTGTTCATCTTCCTCGGCTGCTTGTGCGCCGTCGCTGGATGGGCCGCTATTGAGACGGTGCTGTGGCTGCTCTCGCACGTAAGCATCACCCTGGCATGAAACGCCTCCACGCCATCCTCATCATCACCTGGCTAGGCATCTGCATCGTCTGCCTCTGTGCAGGGGAAATGGGGAGAGCGGCTAGACGGTGGTGGAAACGCAATAGAGGTTCCTCGCATGAGCTTGACCCTGAAGCAGGAGGCCTTTTGCTCGGCCTACCTGGAGACGGGGAATGCCAGCGAGGCCTATCGAAGAGCGTACAACGCCGAGAACATGAAGGCCGGCACCATTGCGGTGAAGGCCAGCGAGCTACTGGCGAACGGTAAGGTCGCGGTAAGACTGGCTGAGATGCGCCAAGCAGCTGCAGAGCGCAACCAGATCACCGTGGATGACCTGCTGCGTGAGCTGGAAGAGGCCCGCGTTAAAGCGCTGAGCTGCGAGAATCCCCAGTCATCGGCAGCGGTGAGCGCGACGCTCGGCAAGGCAAAGTTGCTCGGACTGGATCGCCCAGACATTGGGCTTGATCTGGAGGCCAAGCGCCTGAGCATCGAGAAGCTGCGCCGAGAACTGGAAGACCCGAATCAGGGCTTGCCTGAGCCGAAGCAAGTCATTATCGGGGTGGAAGATGCAAGCGACCCTGAAGCTGAATAAGCCGCAGTTCGAGTTCATCAGCCACCCAAAGAAGTTCTCAGCGTTCGTCGGCGGGTATCGAAGCGGAAAGACGTTCGTAGGCTGCGTGCGGCTGTGTATCAACGCCCTGGAGCACCCCGGAATTCCCCAGGGCTACTTCGCGCCGACCTATCCGCAGATTGCGGACATCTTCTACGACACGATACCGGGTGTTGCTGAGGCCTTCGGGCTGTTCGCCGACATCGTGCCGAGCAACAAGCGGGTGCATCTTCGCGACTCGAAAGGCCGCTGCCTGTCGACGATCGTCTGCAAGAGCATGGAGCACCCTGGTCGCATCGTTGGTTTCAACATCGCGCACGCGCTGGTCGACGAGATCGACTGTATGCCGATCAAGAAGGCTGACAGTGCCTGGAAGAAGATCATCGCCCGTATGTCGACCGTCTGGCCGACCCGCGGAGAGAACACCATCGACGTGACGACCACGCCGGAGGGGTTCAACTGGGTATATCGCAAGTTCGTCAAGGAGCTGGCCGCCAATCCGAGCCAGCGCCCGCTGTACGGCATCGTCCATGCCAGCACGCGGCAGAACGCGAAGAACCTGCCAAAGGATTACATCGCTTCGTTGCGTGAGTCGTACCCGGCCAATCTGGTCGACGCCTACATTGACGGCCAGTTCGTCAACCTGGTGAGCGGATCGGTCTATCCGAACTTCTGCCGGCGGCTGAATCACACAGACGAGACGATTCGCCCGGGTGAGGAGCTGCATATCGGGATGGACTTCAACATCAATCGGATGGCGGCCTGCGTGTTCGTCATTCGTGACGGCGAGCCGATGATGCTCGATGAGCTGACCAGCCTATTCGATACGCCCGCGATGATTGAGGCGCTGGAGACCCGATACCAGGGTAAGCACAAGATCACCGTGTACCCGGACGCCAGCGGTAAGAACCGCAAGAGCGTCAACGGCAGCGAGTCGGATCACAGCTTGCTCAAGCAGGCCGGCTTCACGGTTCGCGTCAACCCGGCTAACCCGATGGTTCGTGACCGGGTTCTAGCCGTCAACGCCATGTTCCTGAATGGCGATGGCGTGCGCCGGCTCAAGGTCAACACCGACAAATGCCCGGTCACCACTCAGGTGCTCGAGCAGCAGGCATACAACGAACACGGCGAGCCCAACAAGGACGGTACGGAAGACCCGGCCGATGCCTTCGGCTACTTCGTCGTTCACCGCTTCCCGATCATAAAACCGGCCAAGCCGCAGACAAAACCTCTACGGATGTAAAGCCAATGAGCAACGACCCAAGCAAAACGATCCCGGCCGTGGACGCCATGCGTGAGGATTGGGCCGTTGTTGCGCCGCTGATGGGTGGTACGAAGGCTATGCGGGCCGCCGGGCGTGCTCTGCTGCCTCAGTACCCGGCCGAAGAGGACGACACCTATAAGGAGCGCCTGCGCCTCTCCACGCTGCTGCCGGCCTACGCTGAGACGGTCAACAACATGACCTCTCGTGTGTTCGCTGAGCCGCTGCAGTTGGGCGACGATGTGCCTGAGCGCCTGGTTGAGCTGTGCGAGGACATCGACCTTGCCGGTAATGACCTGAATAGCTGGTCGGTTGACCTGTTCCGCCACGCGCTGAGTCATGGCCTCTGTCACGTGCTGGTTGAGTATCCGCGCGCCGAAGGTCTCCGCACTCGCGCAGACGAGATCGCTGCAGGGGTTCGCCCGTATGCCGTGCTGATTCGCCCCGAGCAGGTGCTTGGCTGGCGTGTCGACGGTGGCAAGCTTGTGCAGTTCCGCTACATGGAGTCGATCGAGGAGGCGGAGGGCGAGTTCGGCGTGAAGTCGGTCGCCCAGGTTCGAGTTCTTGAGCCTGGCGTGTGGCGCACCTATCGCAAGGCCGACAATGGCGGCGCATGGGTCCAGCACGACGAAGGCACTACCAGCCTCGGCTACGTGCCGCTTGTGTCGTTCTATACCGGCCGCACGGGCTTCCTGACGGCAAAGCCGCCGTTGCTCGAACTGGCGCACCTCAACGTCAAGCACTGGCAGTCCCAGAGCGATCAGGACAACCTTCTACACGTCGCCCGGGTGCCGCTGCTGTTCACCTTCACCGACGACGAGCAGTTCGAGCTGGTGATCAGCTCCGGCAGCGCGACTCGCATGCCTCAGGGTGGCGATGCCAAGTACGTCGAGCACACCGGGGCAGCTATCAACGCTGGCCGGGAATCGCTGCAAGACCTGATCGAAGAAATGCGGATGGCCGGCGCCAAGCTGCTGCAGAAAGAAAAGCAGCAGACCAAGACGGCGACCCAGGCGAACGAGGAGGCAGCGCAAGAACTGTCCCCGCTGGCTCGTATGGCCAACCAGTTCGCTGATGCCCTCGCGCAGATGCTGCAGGTGATGGCCGACTACCTCGGCCTCGGCGATGGCGGCATGGTCGAGATGCGCGGCAACTTCGATCAGGACTTCGCGCCGGAGACAACGCTGCCTCTGCTGCTCAACATGGCGGTACAAGGCAAGCTGTCCAGCGAGACCCTGTTCGCTGAGATGCAGCGCCGTGGCGTGATCAGTGATGAATACAGCTGGGCCGACGAGCTCGAGCGAATCGAGCAGCAAGGGCCAAGCCTCGGAGCTATGTGATGGCAACGGCGAACGAGCGGCTAGCAGATCTCGCGATCGCCCACGCCATCGACCTGACGCGCTACAGCAACGGCGTTGTGCGGCGGATGATCGGGCTGTTGAATCGGGTAGACGAGGACCTGTTCGCGCAGCTGCTCGTGGCACTGGAGTCGATGACCCCGGAGTCGTTCACGGTACAGCGACTGGACTCTCTGCTCTCCAACGTGCAGCGGCTCAACGCCCAGGCCTATCGCCAGATCGGAGTGGAGCTGGACGAGGAGCTGCTGCAGCTCGCCGGTTATGAGGCCAGCTACCAGCACAGGGCGCTGCAGAGCGTGCTGCCTGCGCAGGTAGCAGAGCAATTGGCGCTGAACACCATATCGGCCAATCAGGTCTATGCCGCGGCGATGGCCAGGCCTTTCCAGGGCAAGCTGTTGTCCGAGGCGCTGACCGGCATCGAGGCTGCACGCGCCGCTCGAATCCGCGATGCCATCCGTATTGGGTTCGTGGAGGGCGAGACGATCAGTCAGATGGTTCGCCGGCTGCGTGGTACGCGCACCAATGGCTACGCTGACGGCCTGCTGGAGATCGACCGGCGCGGCGCTGAGGCGCTTGTGCGTACCGCAGTCAATCACACGGCCAACTACGCCAGGCAGGCGCTGTTCGAGGCCAACGACCATCTGGTCAAGCAGTGGCAGTTCCTCGCCACCCTTGATGGCCGCACCACGATCACGTGCGCCTCGCTATCTGGCAAGACGTTCGCCATCGGGCAGGGGCCGCAGCCGCCGCGTCACTGGAACTGCCGCAGTACGTCCGTCCCTGTGCTCGAATCGGCTTGGGAATCGCTGGGGCTGAGCAAGAGCGACATCGACCCCGGCACCCAAGCGAGCATGGACGGGCAGGTCGCTGCCGACATCAGTTATGGGCAGTGGCTCAAGAGCAAGCCGGCGGCCTTCCAAGACGAGGTGCTAGGCCCGGAGCGCGGCAAGCTGTTTCGTAGCGGCGGCCTGACCGTGGATCGCTTCACCGACTCGAAGGGCAAGGTCTACACCCTGGACGAACTACGCAAACGAGACGCTGCTGCTTTCGAGAAGGCTGGGCTATGATGGCCCAATGACCGGAAAGCCAACCCTCCACGTCATCGAAGGCGCCGCCAAAGACGACGAACCACGCCAGAAGGCCCGCAAGGTGATGCAGAAGCGTCCCCAGGCGGCCAACCTGCTGCGCTGCCATCGGTGCGGCGGTGGAGAGGTGTTCGAGACTAAGGTCGGCGTCATCTACAAAAATGGCAAGGCCGGCGGCGGCACGAAGCAGATCCTATGCGCGTCGTGCTTTATGAAAGGCGAGAGGGTGGTTCTGGCATGAGCAGCTGGCCTGACTGGGCGACACATCAATTGGACGACGGTTCTGGCGAAACGGTCTACGTCGCGCCAGGCCCTATGTCCGGCCAATACGTAGAGCTTGACGCTGATTCTGGCGAGCCGATTCGGCTTTTCACGGCGAAAAACTATGTGGATGGCTCGCTTAAGGAAAGGCCGCAGTCGAAAGGGGCGACCCTTGCGAAGACGATCAGCGAATACCGCGGAACCAAGCAGGCGATGCAGGCCATCATCGACCGGCACATGCAGGCTGCCTTTGCTGAGATCAAGCAAGAGTTCGGCGACACTCCGACGACCGTCTACGTGAACACCGTAGAGAAGCAGGATATGGGCCAGCCGTACCCGTCAGGCGTATACGTCGGCTGCGAAGTGAGGCTTGGCGGTGAGTGAAGTAATGCACGCAGCTATTCGCTAGGCGATTCTCGATAATCGTCCGCTGACCTTTTTAGGTACAACTCAGACTGCTAGCGCCATTTTCGAATTTCGTGTTAGCCAGCTGTTATTGTTGATCGGTCGAAAGATTCCTGTGATCAGGCAAATGCTGCGATAACACCAGGCCCGGCCCGGCGCCGGGTTTTCCATTTCTAGAGCCTCGACTTCGGTCGGGGCTTTTTCGTTTCAGCCGAAAGACAACCAAACACGCAGCTAGGCCCGTACAGCCGAAAAGCGGATGTTCGCTCATCCGTCCGCCCCGCTGCGCCTTGCAAACGACCGTAGATAGGAGGCATCCGAAAGCGCTTTCCCTGGAGCGTTTCTACGGTCGATCTATTTCCAGGGCTCATTGCAGGGCATGAACGATGAACAACGTCATTCCGTTCCACTACCAGGGCCAGCCGGTGCGCTTCAATAGCGAGGGCTGGATCAATGCCACGGATGTGGCCAAGCGTTTCGGCAAGCGGCCAAACGACTGGATCGCACTGCCGTCGACAGCGCAGTACATAGAAGCGCTAAACCGCCACCTGTTTGGCGATACCGGAGAATCTGGTAACGACAAGCTGATCGTCTCTCGGCGCGGCGGGCGTGAGCAAGGCACGTGGTTGCACCCTAAGTTGGCTGTGGCGTTCGCCCGCTGGCTCGATGTGGACTTTGCGGTCTGGTGTGACCTTCATATCGACGCCCTGCTGCGCGGCGAGCTGACCGAAAAGCAGCAGTTCGACCGAGCCTGCAAGGCTCTTTCCGATGCAAGCGATATCGCCAGCCTGAGTGGCAGCGAACTTGCCAAATTCCGCTGGCGCAAGCCTGGACTGATTGCTCAGGTCGAGCACTGGCGCGAGCAGCTGCAAATGACATTGGGACTTGAGGCCGCATAAGGCCTGCCCACACAAGTACACCGCCGTTTGGCGGTTTTTTTATGCCCGCAGTTTCGGATGGGACGGGGCGCCACCGGGCCGGATGGCTCAACGCAATGGCCGGATGGCCGGAGAAAGACGAGATGAAACTGAAGCTTGACGAAAACGGCAACGCAGTCCTGCAAGAAGGCAAGCCGGTCTACGTGCACGATGATGGCAAGGAGCTGGCGGTGGATGTCGCCCAACTCACTAGCCGTGCGCAGTACCTGGCAGGCGAGGCAGAGAAGGCTTTCCAGCAGCGTGACGAAGCCAAGAAGGCCCTCAAGGCTTTCGAGGGTCTTGAAGACCCGGCAGCTGCACGCAAGGCGCTGGAAACCGTCGCAAGCCTCGACCAGAAGCGGCTGATCGATGCCGGCGAAGTCGAGAAGGTCAAGTCGGAGATCAGCAAAGCCTTTCAGGCCCAGCTGGACGAAGCCAACACCAAGGCGCAAACCCTGGAACAGCAACTGTACGGCGAGAAGATCGGCGGCAGCTTTGCTCGCTCCAAGGTTATCGCCGAGAAGCTGGCTGTCCCGGCTGACATGGTGCAAGCCACCTTCGGGAATCGCTTCAAGATCGAGGACGGCAAGGTCGTCGCCTATGACGCCAACGGCAACAAGATCTTCAGCCGTGCGCGCCCGGGTGAACTGGCCGACTTCGACGAAGCGCTGGAAACCCTCGTCGAGCAGTACCCCTACAAAGACCACATCCTTAAGGGCTCCGGTGCCAATGGCGGCGGCGCTCCGAATGGAAACGGTCAGCCCCCCAAGCCCAAGGGCAATCTCGGCGGCAGCAAAGAAGAGCGCCTGGCCGCGATCAACGCCCAAATCCAGAACGCGTAAGAGGAAATAGCCAATGGCACTGTCCGACATGAAGGTGTTCAACGAGTACCTGAAGAACACCACCGTCGAAACCATCGCGCAGATGGTCGAGAAGTTCAACGCCGCGTCGAATGGCGCGATTCGCCTGACCCCGCAGGGTATCGACGGCGACTTCCTGCAGGAATCCCTGTGGGCTGGCCTGCACTCCGCTCAGCGCCGTGTTGACCGCTACGCTGCCAACGGCGCGCAGTCGGCCACCGCCCTGGCGCAGGTCCAGGCCAACAGCGTCAAGGTCGCAGGCGGCTTCGGCCCGATCCTGTGGGAGCCGTCCCAACTGTCGTGGATTCAGAAGAACCCGGCCGAGGCGCTGGAGGTAATCTCCCGCAACCTGTCCGAAGCCATCATGGCCGACCAGCTGAACACTGCCATCGCCGCCCTGGTTGCCGCGATCAGCAACGTGGCCGGCGCCACCAACGACGTGTCCGCCACTGCTGGCGTGACCTACGGCGCAATCAACGGCGCGCACGCCAAGTTCGGCGACGCCTCCGGCCTGCTCGTGGCTCAGGTGATGACCGGCGAGGTCTTCCACAAGCTGGTCGGCCAGAACCTGGCCAACGCCTCGCAGCTGTTCAACAGCCAGTCGGTCAACATCGTGGACATCCTCGGCCGCCCGGTGATCGTCACCGACGCTCCGGCACTGTACGAGACCGGCACGCCGAACAAGCAGAAGGTGCTCAGCCTGGCTGACTCCGCCGCCATCGTTCACGACGGCAGCGACGTGGTGACCAGCGTTCAGACCAGCAACGGCAAGGAGCGCATCGAAACCACGTTCCAGGCCGACTATTCGTTCGGTCTGGGCCTCAAGGGCTATGCATGGGATGTCGCCAACGGCGGCAAGTCCCCGACCAACGCAGAGCTGGCGACCGGTTCCAACTGGGACATGTTCGTCAACAGCGTGAAGTCGAGCGCTGGCGTGATCACCATCGGTGACGCAACCAAGTAACCGATAGGGGCGGGCTCCGGCTCGCCCCGTTTCTCTGGAGACTGAAATGCCCGAGCAGAAGATTGCATACGAAAAACACCCGGTGTCGCCGGAGCGCAAGGCAGAACTGCGCGCTCAGGGATTCAAGATTCTCGACGCTCGATTCAAGCCGGTCGACGTGGAAGGCGAGGATGACGAACAAGGCGGCGATCGCAAGATGACCGTTGCCGAAATCCGCGCCGCGCTGACCGCGAAGGGCGTCGAGTTCGATGCCAATGCCAAGAAGCCCGAACTGCAGGCGCTGCTGGATAAAGCCGAGGCCGAGTAAATGACCGACTTCATCACCATCGCGCAGGTCGACGGCCTGCTGGGGTCCGACTGGACCACCGAAGACAAGAAGGCCCGCGCGGTGCTGATGGCTAACGTCTGGCTGACGGAGCGGCTTACTGCGACGTTTTCGACAACGCCTGATGCGGTCGTACAGGCCGGGGCGGAAATCGCTCAACTGGCGGCGTCTGGCGGGCTCTACGGAGCTCAGGAGCGTGAGGTCGTCAGCACGAGTGTGACTGCTGGCCCGGTCCAGTCGAGCAAGACCTTCAAGGATGGCAGCAAGGCGCTGTCCGCAGCCGAGTCGTTCGCACTGGCGCTCATTAAGCCCTGGTCGAACAAGGGCCAGGTCAGGCTGGTGAGGGGCTGATATGTCACTGCGCGACGAGATTCTACAAGGCGCTGCCGAGGCGCTGGCTGTCGTCGAAGAGATCGGCGAAACGATCACGCTGACCCTCGAGCAGGTCGGCGGCTATGACCCGGTGACGGGCGAAACGACGCCAGGCCAGACACTAACGCAGACCACGAAAGCGATCCTCGACAACTACAGCCTGCAGTCATCCGGAACCCAATACTCGGACGGCTCGATGATCCTTCGTGACGACAAGAAGATCTTCTTCGGCGCCGCCGGCCTCGAATGGCCTCCAACGCTGGAGACGACGATTACCGCAGCCGGCCAGGTGTGGACAGTCGTCGCCGTCTCCACGCTCAATCCGACCGGTGATGTGCTGGCCTATGAGGTCCAGGGGAGGCGCTGATGTCGTTCTCTGATGATATTCGGCGCTTCACCACGAAGACGGTCGAGGCGCACGACAAGATCACCCGGACGGCCACGCTAGAGCTTTTCAGTGGGGTGATCAAGGCCACACCTGTGGATACAGGTCGTGCGCGGGGCAACTGGCAGACAGCGGTTGGTTCGCCAGCGCAGGCGGAGACTGATCGAGTAGACAAAAGCGGTGGCGAGGCAATTGCTGAGGTCGAATCCAAAACCCCGCAGGGTGCCGGCCAGGTCACGTACCTGTCGAACAACCTTCCCTATATCGACGAGCTCGAAAATGGCAGCTCCAAGCAGGCGCCCGAAGGGATGGTCCGCAAGAACATGGACCGCGTGCAGCGCATGGTAGAAACCGCTATCCGCAAGAACAAGGTGTGACGATGAGCGAAGCCAAAATCCACTCAGCGCTGGTGTCGGCCTACATCGCGTCAGGCGTCATGCCTGTGGAACGCACGGCATTCGAGGGCAAGACCTTCACGCCGCCGATCGGGCAGAGCTGGGCGCGGCTAACTGGTCTGCCTACTGATCGCGCGCCTGCCGCCCAAGGCAGGAATGCCGCCCAGGAATGGACCGGCGTGCTGCAAATCGACCTGTTCCACCCAAAGGACACCGGCCATGCCGGGCTGTTGGCCGGTGCCGACGCACTGCTGAGCCATTTCAAGTCCGGCGCGCGCATCCATTACAGGCCGGGGAATGAGCCTTCGCTCGTGATTAATTTCGTTGCAGAGCAATACAGCATCGAAACCGGCCAGCAAGTACTGATCCGGCGCGCTGAGCGCTCGCAGATTCGCCAGGAAGACGTCTGGCAGTCGGTCAGCGTCAGCGTCTACTGCACCGCCTGGAGCTTCCCGGCGTAAACACAACCCGAAACACCGCGGCCCGCCTTGAGCGGGCTTTTGCATTTCTGGAGATAGCAAATGCCCTATGCACAAGGCGTCAATCAGAACACCTACATCAAGCTGGAGGGCGTCGGCGGCACTCTCGACCCGGCCGTCGCCTGGATTCCGCTGCGCCTCATCACCAATGGCCTGAGCCAGTCGGTCGAGGAGTTGGAGTCCGACGAGATGCTGCCCGGCCGCCACATGGCCGAGTCCCGCAGCGGCGTTTCCAGCGTGGCCGGCGACCTCGAGGCTGAGCTGACCTATGGCACCTTCGACATGCTGCTCGAGGCGGCCTTTCACGGAACCTGGACCGCCAACGTCCTGAAGACCGGAAGCACTCGGCGCAAGTTCGCCATCCTCAAGCACAACGAGGACATTGGCCGGTGGTTGATCTACCGCGGCTGCGAAGTCGGCAGCGTTGCGATCGACTGCCCGCTGCAGGGCAAGATCGGCATCACCTTCTCCATGATCGGCACCAAGGAAGAGCCTTATGTCTACGATGCTCTGACCGAGAGCATCGCTGATCCGACCGAGACCGTGATGATGACCACGTTCGAGGGTTCGCTGACCGAAGGCGGCACTGGCCTCAACCACGCGACCGCCCTGAATCTGTCGCTGGACAATGGCATGGAGGCTATCTACCGCCTGTTCAGCCGCGACGCCTACGACATCAAGCTGGGCCGCATCAACGTCTCCGGCAGCCTGTCCGCCTACATCGAGGACAACCGCCTGAAGGACAAGTACCTCGGCGAGACCAAGACCCCGCTGGTCGTGACCCTGACCGATGGCGAGAACAGCTATCAGATCAGCATGACCCAGGCCAAGCTGACGACCTCGAGCGAGGAAGGCAGCGGCGACGATCCGATCATTCAGAACTACGATTTCCGCGCCTTCAACGACTCGGCCGTAGACACTGAGATCACCATCACCCGCATTCCGGCGTAAGGGGTTCGCATGAAACCGAGTGACTTCTTCACCCGGGCCAAGGCGAACGAGGGGGAGCGCATGCCGCTCTCCCTGCCTGACGGGACGCCAACGGATGAGTGGCTGCAGATCAGAGGTGTCGACTCCGACGAGTTCCGCGTGGCGCTGGATGAGTTCCGGCGCGAGCTGCTGGTCCTGGCTTCGGTCAAGGACGAAAAGGAGCGAGCGGAGAAGACAGAGGCCGCACGGCTCAAGTTGAATGCCGCGCTCGTGATCGGCTGGTCATTCGATGCAGAGTTCTCCGAGGCAGCATTGCTGGAGTTCCTGCGTGAGGCGCCCTACGTCGCCGCAGAGGTTGACCGGTTTGCGAGTGATCGCCGCCGTTTTTTTGGGAAACGCTCGGCGGTCTCGCAGAACAGCTAATCGCGCACGCCGAGCATCAACTTGGACTGCTGCGGCCGGCAGGGCCAAGGCCGAAGAAAGGGCCGGACAAGCGCATCACCGTCCGCGCGCAGCTGGAAGCGATCACGGAGAAGACCGGCAAACGTCCATCTCGCCTAGACGGCCCGCCGTGCCCGCCTGAGCTGGCCTACGTCTGGGAGTGGTACTGCTCAGCCAGGCCGATAGGTTCGCTCGTCGAGCTGAAGGCATGGGCCGATCTTTACGGACACACGCTGAAGCCGCACGAGATCATGCTGTTGCGCCGGCTGGCTTCGACTGAAGAGCGCATCGCGAGCCAGTAGGGCGCCGATTTGGTAAAGTCTGCGCTTTCTTAGGGAGGGTCGGCGTATGAAGACGCTTGCAGCAGTGATTGGGATCTCTGTTCTTTTAGTAGGCTGCGCTCAGCCAAGGCCAGCTCCGGCGCCTAAGTCACCACCAGTGCCTACATGGAAAAACGTAGAGCTCACCAAGGAAATTGAAGAATCCGGGACTGCAGTTGTGCGAGATTCACTGAAGGACCCGGACTCAGCGAAATTCAGCGGTCTGTACGCAGTTAAGCGTATCGATGGGCAAGGACCAACAGGGCTTTGCGGTTACGTGAATGCCAAGAACAGTTACGGCGGTTACGTGGGCAAGAAACGATTCTTCGCTGGCGCGACCTTGGCCTCTATTTGGGACGACAACCCGCGCTACGGCTTTAGCTCTGACAACATGATGATCCTAGACGCATGCGTCAATCGCTAAGAAAGAGGCATACATGCGTAACATTATTGCAGTTTTGCTATTTGCGCTGACCCTGGCTGGCTGCGCTAACAATCGTATCGACTACAACCAGAAGTCCATGAACCTATCGCTGGGTATGTCTAAAGCCGACGTGCAGGCTGTCATGGGGCTCCCGCGAAGAACGGATGTAAATCAGGATCGTGAACGCTGGATCTACTGGAACCCGGTCATGATGGGGTTCACGCCTGTAGACAACGAGCAGCTGGCCCAAGATCGACTCGTGGTCACGTTCGAGGATGGCAAGGTGGCGCGATGGGGTAACCAGACCCTCACCGATGACATGCTGGAGGCGAGCCAGAAGTCGATCGAATCGTCGTACAAAGTTATGCAGCAGGGCTCGCCGCCTAAGTAGCAGTAACTGATCGTAAGAAGCCCGCCTAGTGCGGGCTTTTTCATGCCTGGAGAAAAGATGCGACCTCAAGACTTCTACACCCGGACTCGGGCCAGCGCAGGCATTCGTATTGAGCTGAAAGATCCGGCAGGTCATAAAGAATGGGTGCGCGTCAGGTCTGTGATCAGCGAGGAACACCGCAAAGCTCGTGAAGAGCTTGTTCGTCAAGCCATTGCTGATGGGCGCGCCGTCGCAGAAGACCCATCTCAGCGAAAAGCGCTGGCACGCCGCCGGCGCGCAGTGCTTGCCGCATCCCTAATAGCCGAGTGGTCGATTCCTGTGGGCCCGGTTGACCTGCTAATCAAAAATCCTCGGCTTCGGCGCCAGATTGAGCTGATCGCCGAAAACCACGCTTTGCACTTTGGAGTTGAAAAATGACCGAATACGCAAGGCTGGTTGTCGCGGTCGACAGCACTCAAGCTGCGAAAGCCCGGGCAGAGTTAGAAAAGCTGCCGGGCGCCGCCGGCCGCGCTGAATCTTCAGCAAACCGCATGGGCGCATCGTTTGCCAAGCTCGGCGGAATTCTTGCCTCTGCGATCAGTATTCGCGAGATAGCCAGCGCATCCGAGCAATACGTCAACATGACCAACCGGTTGCGCCTAGTGACCGAAGGCAGCGAGCAGCTTGCCTACGCACAAGAAGCGGTGATGCGCGCCGCGCAGCAGACTTACCAACCGCTTGAGACGACTGCAGAGGTCTATCAGCGGATCGCGCAAAACGCCAACGCGCTTGGCTTGTCGTTCGCAGAGGTCGAGGCGGTCACCAAGACCGTGAGCCGAACCATTGCGCTCAGCGGGGCCGATACCCAGGCGGCGGCCGGCGCAATGCGCCAGTTCGGGCAGGCGCTGGCCTCTGGATCGCTACGCGGCGACGAGCTGAACTCGATTCTGGAAGGCACGCCAGCCCTGGCTCAGGCGGTTGCGCGCGGCCTTGGTGTGACTACAGGCGAGTTGCGCGCAATGGGCGCAGAGGGAGAGCTGACGGCCTCTAAGATCATCTCCGCCCTGCAGAGCCAAGAGGCTGCGGTCGAAGAGATGTCGCGCACGATGAACGTGACGGCTGGGCAGGCCATGGTCACTTTCGGCAATGCCCTTGTTGGTATTGTCGGCAAGCTGGACGAGGCCAGCGGCGCTAGCCGATGGTTCGCCAGTGCAGTGCTCGACCTTTCCGGCGCGCTCAACCGCTTCAGTTCTGGCGAATTCATGGATTTCTTTCGTGACAGCAAGCAGACCGCCGAGGGGTTCAATAACGAGATCAGCGTGACGCTCTCGCAGATTCGCGATTTGACCGACGCGCGCGCGAAGCTGGACAAGAACGATCCCGACGACACGGTGCTGTTCCGGTTCAAGTTCTGGAACAGGGAAGAGCTTGACGCCGAGATCGCAGGACTAAACGGCCAAGTTCAACGGTTCCAAAAGGCTCGAGATCGGCTGATCGATCTGAGCAATAAGCCCGGAGCAGAGACACCGAAGGGCGACGGCTCTGGCGCGCCAACCATTGCCCCGCCTCCAGAGAAAACGGATAAAGCCACTCAAGCCATCGACCGCCAAATTCAGGCGCTACGCCTCCAGGCTGAGACGCTTGGCATGACGGCAAGTCAGGTCGAGCTGTACAAGCTCGCGTCAGAGGGCGCTAGCGACATTCAGCTTCAGAAGGCCGCGGCTGCCCTTGAGGCTGTGAGAGCTTACGAAGAACAAGCTGAGGCTATCCAGCTAGTCAATGCCGCCGAGGAGCAGAGCAATCGTGACGCGGCGTCGATTCTTGAATCGCTACGCACAGAAGAGGAGGCAATCCGCGACTCCTATGAACGCCGCCGGCAGATCATTCTCAGTGCAACCCTGCTAACTGAACAGGAGAAGAACGAAGCTATTCTGCGGCTGAAGCAAGAACACGACGAGCAGATGATTCAGGCGAACGGCTCCTATTGGGAGCGTTACATGCTCGCGGCCCAGGAGAACCTGCAATCTTTCGACGAGCTAGCCGGCAATATGCTGGAGAACTTCAGCAGCAGGTTCGGTGATGCATTCGAGTCGATGGTGTTTGACGCTGAATCTCTTGGTGATGCCGTATCTGGGCTTGCCGAAGGCATGGCACGTTCGGTCGTAAACGCGCTCGGTCAGATGGCTGCCCAATGGCTGGCATATCAGGCTGTCCAGCTACTGGTCGGCTCGACAACGCAGGCTAGCGCCGCATCAACAATGACGTTCAATGCACTGGCTTCGCAGCAGATGGCTGCGATTAACGCCTTCGCCTCAACCGCCGCAATCCCAATTGTTGGGCCGGCGATGGCGCCTGCGGCTGCGACCGCAGCAATAGCTGCAACCACTCCAATGGTAACGGCAGTTTCTACGCTTGCCTTGGCAGGCATGGCCCACGATGGCATCGACTCGGTTCCCAAGGAGGGCACCTGGTTGCTCGATAAAGGCGAGCGCGTCGTTGATCGCCGCACTAACGCTGACCTGAAAGAGTTTTTGGCTGATGGGCGATCGGGTGGTGGCAAGGGTGATGTGAATATCCCTATCACCGTCACCGTAGAGGCGCAGCCTGGCATGAGTGAGGCCGAGGCGCAGCGGCAGGGATCGATGTACGCCCAGCAGATCGAGAACAAGATCGTCCAGGTCATCGCCCGCGAAAAACGCCCGGGCGGCCTGCTCTCGTAAGGAACCAACATGGAAACGCTACCCGATATCGGGGTCAATCCGAGCTACGGGTTGCGCTCCGCTGGCACCTTTGCGCGCGACGTAAACCAGTTCGGCGACGGCTACGAGCTTCGCCGGCCGGCTGGGCTCAACTCGCACCGCAGGACGTGGGACATAACGTGGAAGCTACTCACCGAGCAGCAGATGCAGGTGATCCGCGACTTCCTCAATGATCAGCTCGGCGTGCATGCCTTTATCTGGAACATGCCGGGCGGCGGATCAGTGACGGTGATCTGCGAAGAGCCGCCCGTTGACTCGCACGACAACTGGGACAACTTCACGCTGTCGGCCACCTTCAAAGAAGACCACAACCTATGAGCGAGATCATTGCCCGGGACGTTCAGCTCTTGGAGCAGGACGCCATAGTCGTGATGTTCCAGCTTGACCTGAGCCAGTTCGGCGGCGAGTTGCTGCGGTTCGCTCCGGCTCCGGTAGATGGCCAGGTCGTGCGGTTCGGCGGCGAGCAGTACCTGCCGCTGCCGATCATGGCCGAGGGCTTTGTCTGGAACGGCAAGGGCACGCTGCCGAGACCGACGCTGACCGTTACGTCGATGGATCTGGCGTTCCTGTCGATCGTCCTGTCCGCCGATGACATGGTGGGCGCTCCTATTCGCCGGCTGCGGACGTACCGCAAGCACTTGGACGACGGCAGCGACCCAGACCCGACCGCGCTGTTCCCGGTCGATCATTACGTCATCGAGCGCAAGACCAGCCAGAACAAGCGGCAGATCCAGTTCGAGCTGTCGGTGCAGATGGATCAGGAGGGCCGGAAGATTCCTGCTCGTCAGGTGCTGCGCGATACCTGCACGAAGCGGTACCGCTGGTGGGACGGCACGCAGTATCGGTACGAGGGCGTGACCTGCCCCTACGCAGGCGCCGGCCAGTGGCAGCAAAACGGAGCGCCTGCAGCCACTGGTCAGGACCGGTGCGGCAAGCGCCTATCCGATTGCCGGCTGCGCTTCGGGCAGAACGGCGACCTGCCTTTCGGTGGATTTCCTGGTGTTGCGAGGTATCGCTGATGTTTGACGAATACCGCGAACAGATCAGGCGCGAGGCGCTGGCGGCCTATCCGCGCGAAGCGGTCTGGCTGATCACGCCAGGAGAGTGCCGGCAGGTCGAGAACATCGCCAGCGAGCCGACCAAGACCTTCCGTGTATCCAAGCGCGATATGGCCGCCGCTATGGCGCGCGGGCTGCTCGCTGTGGTGCATAGCCACCCTGACTATCCGGCGTGCCCAAGCGCTGCGGATATGCGCGGGCAAGAGGCCAGCGGCGCGCCTTGGGGCATCGTCGCTACTAACGGTGAGACGGCGACCGATATCGTCTGGTTTGGCGATCAGGTCGAGCGCTCGCCGTTGATTGGCCGTGGCTTCCGGCATGGCGTAACAGACTGCTATGCGCTGATCCGCGACTACTACCGGTCTGAGCTTGGCATTGACCTGATCGAGTTTCCGCGCGACTGGGAGTGGTGGCTCAACGGCGGCGACCTGTACCGCGACGGCATCAAGCCCGCTGGTTTCCGCGTAATCGAGCAGCACGAGGCAAAGCCAGGCGATATGTGGATTGCCCAGCTGCGCAGCCCGGTACCGAACCATGGCGGCGTTCTGCTCGAGCACGGCCTTGGCCTGCATCACCCTAGCGCCCGCGAGCCGGTTGATCCGTCTCGCCTTTCGGTGCGCGAACCGCTGGCCCGCTGGCTCCCGTACATCACTATCTGGCTCAGGCACGAATCACGATGAAGACCATCCACCTGCACGGCCCACTGGCTCGCTTCGGCGAGCCTTTTTGTTTGGACGTAAGGGATGCCGCCGAGGCTGTGCGGGCTCTGTCGGTGCAGATCAAGGGCTTTCGTGACGCGGTAGCAGCAGGTAACTGGCATGTCTTTCGCGGTCCTGTAGAGCGTGGCGTCTCACTGGATATCGACGGCCTGACTGTAGGCCTGCGCGACGGCGAAGAGATCCACCTGATGCCAGCGATCGAGGGGGCGAGCGGTGCGTTCAATTTCATCGCTGGTGCCGTGCTTGTTGTGGCGGGCGTGTTCACCGCCAACCCGTACCTAATCGCGGCCGGCGCCGGGATGATGATCGGCGGGATCATCCAGCTGACCACAAACGTTCCCTCTTCCGACTACGGGAATCGCGAGGAGGCCGACCAGCGCCCCTCATTCCTGTTCGACGGCGCAGTAAACACATCGACCCAAGGGCTGCCGGTGCCCGTCATATACGGCCGCGTCCGCGTCGGCTCGGTAGTTATCAGCGCAGGCCTGACCAGCGAGGAAGTGTGATGGAAGAGATTCATGGCGCCGGCGGCGGTGGCGGCAAGGGTGGCGGCGGCGGCGAGCAGAGAACTCCGCAGGAGGCGCCTAACACGCTGCAGTCTGCAGCAACCGCCCGCATCCTTGACCTGCTGGGCGAGGGGCCGATTGTTGGCTTGGTCGATGGCCTAAAGTCCGTCTACCTGGACGATACGCCGTTGCAGAACAGCAACGGCAGCTACAACTTTCAGGGTGTCACAGTCCATACCCGTCTTGGCGATGCAAACCAGTCTCGCATCCCCGGCTTTCCGGCTATCGAAAGCGAAATCGATGTTGGAGCACAGCTGAAGCACGGCATTCCGCTCGTGCGCAGCGTTTCGAATCCTGACGTTGACGCCGTGCGCATCAAGATTCGCGTGCCGGCGCTGACAAGTCAGAACGTCAGCAACGGCGACATCAGCGGCACGTCTGTGTCTGTCGCGGTTGATGTAATGCCTGACGGCGGCAGCTGGCAGCAAGTCGCAAAGATCACGATCAATGGAAAGACGACCAGCGCGTATGACCGCGCTAAGCGTGTCGATCTGCCAGGCACTGGCCCGTGGTCCATTCGCGTGCGCCGACTGACGGCTGACGCTGAGAAGTCGAGCCTGCAAAACGCGACCTACTGGACCAGCTTCACCGAGATCATCGATGCACGGTTGACCTACCCGGACAGCGCGCTGATCGGTCTCGAGGTCGACGCCCGCCAGTTTGGGTCTACGATCCCGAAGCGCAGCTATGACGTGAAGGGCCGCGTCATCCGTGTGCCCAGCAACTACGACCCCGAAACGCGCGCTTACGCTGGCCTGTGGGATGGCAGCTTCAAACTCGCATGGTCGGATAATCCGGCCTGGGTTTATCTGGACCTTGCTACCCATGCCCGCTACGGCGCCGGCCTTGAAATGGTAGACAAGTGGTCGCTATACGAGATCGCGCGCTACTGTGACGAGCTTGTGCCGGACGGCTACGGCGGGATGGAGCCGCGTTTTGCGATCAATACTGTGCTGGCTGAGGCGGTCGAGGCGATCGACGCTCTGAACATGCTGGCATCGGCGTTCCGCG